GCATCTTGATTTCTCAAGTCCGTTCGACCATTAAGGGTCAATACGAAAGCCTTGATCCGAACAGCACTACCAGTGCTTCAGGCGCTCATGCTCTATCTCATTACCCTAATTGGGTTTTTGAATTTGAACGTCAGTTCCAAAAAGATAAAATTCTTGAGAAACCAGACCAACAAATGAGTGATACCAATAAAGGTATTGGACATTATGTTAAAGCTAGAGTGAGAAAGTCTGACAATGAAACAACGGGTCGCTTAATTAAGTATCCAATCAAATATGGACGTAATGGAGGAAAGAGTGTCTGGATTGAACGTGAGATTGTAGACCTGCTTCTTTCTTGGGGTTTCTTTTCTAAGAGTGGATCTTGGTTTGCTGTTGAAGAAGAACTTGCCGAATACATCAAATCGGGCGGCTTTGAATTTCCAGACAAGATTCAAGGAATGAATAAGATATATACCATCCTAGAGGATAGTGAAAAATTGACTTTGCATTTACGCAAGTTTGTTGAAAAAAATATCTTAAGTGCATGATTTTTTACACATCATATGGTGCTAAAAAAAAGCTACCTAGCTCTCATAAATATAAAATTGATTGGGAGTTGGGTAGCAGAAGCAAGCTACAGAAGAGCGTAAAAGATTTATTACAACCTCATTGGTTTTGTGACATGGTCTTTGAGGAACTGCCTGTTGTTGGAACTAGAATGACTATAGATTTTTATAATGCTTCTAGGAAAATTGCTCTTGAGGTTGATGGAGAGCAACATTATAAATACAACAAACATTTTCACGGCAAATCTAAGCAAAATTATTTAAAACAACTGTGCAGGGATAACGATAAAGAAATTTTTTGTGAAAAAAACAACATTACCATGATTCGGGTCTTGCAATGTGATTCAATATCTACAGAATTACTTAAAGAATTAGGAGCAATATGACAGGAGAAATAATAGAAGAACAAGAATTAAAAATACCAGTTTCAATCATAAGCAAACTTTATGATTCAACAGGCTCTGAAGATGGGGCGAACAAAGGTTATTTTTTATTTTATATAAATGAAGAGGGTCAACCGACCTTGACAAGCAGAATGTCTAATGCGTGTGTAAAAATAGCCTTAGAAAAAACAATACAAATATACTCCGAACAAACAGCAGAATGATTTACTCCTTTGACATAGAAAAGAAAGTCCTCAGTGGATTACTACAGCATCAGCACAAGTGGGAAGAAATCGCCTCACTTATTACAGATGATGACTTTTATAGTGAAGACTCTAAAGTTAACATCTCTATATTCAAGTTGATCCGAGCATCTCTCAATAAAGGTGAGGCAATTGACGATACGATTCTCATTGAGAAAATGAAAGGTCTAAGCGTTAGTTTTCCAGACAATATTGAAATCAGTGAATTTATTCACTCTCTGGCTTACTTTAAAATAACAGAAGATGTATTTCTAACCTGTGTTGCAGAACTTAAGAAGAAGTCACTCTGCCGAACAATTTACGACTCATGTTCTAAAACAGCCAAGTTTGTAAAAAAGGTAGACCCCACAATGGGCTACCAAGATATTCTTGATAAAGCTGACAATATCTACAACAAAGACCTTCAAAACTTTGAAGCGGGTAACTCTAATGTTGTTGATCTTTTTGAAATCATGGAAGACATGATTGAGGAGCGCGGAAATAACCCTCAAGAAGAATTTGGCTTAACAGGTCCACATAGGCGTATCAATGAAATCTATGGACCTATTTTGCGAGCAGGTAACATTACTGTTATTGTAGCTAGATCTGGTCAAGGTAAGACTAGTTTAGCTTTAGACTATTGCACCCGAACAGGTGCGGAGCATGGAGTTCCAGTGGTTCATTTCGATAATGGGGAAATGAGCGAAGAGGAACTTATTATGCGCCAATGTTCTGCAATGAGTGGTGTCCCTATGTGGCTTCTTGAGACTGGAAAATGGCGAACTACTGGTTATAACAACTGGAGTGCAGAAGATGTTGTCAGAAAGGTTCGTGAAACATTCAAAAAAATCAAAGAAGGTCATGGCATGAAGCTTTATTATGTGAATGTTGCTGGAATGGATGCTGACGAAATGTGTTCTCAACTCAAGCGTATTTATTATTCTAAGATCGGTCGAGGTAACGAGATGATCTTTAGTTTCGACTACATCAAGACAGATTTTGCCAACATGGGTAAAAATGATGGTTGGGCGCAAGTGGCTTATATGGTTCACAAGTTCAAGCAAACTATTCATCGTGACCTGTGTTTTGACGGCGAGCCTTGTGTGTCAATGCTTACATCCGTTCAATCAAACCGACTTGGCATAACAACCAACCGTGGCGTAGAGAGCATTGTCGATGACGAAAGTGTTGTCTCTCTGTCTGATGCAATTACTCATTTTTGTTCTTGGCTTTTCCTTTTAAGACAGAAGGTTGTAGATGAAATCACTGAGGATGGAGAGCAATTTGGGACTCATAAGCTTGTTCCTTTGAAGGCTCGACATTTAGGTAAGGATGCTTTGCGTCACATAAATCCTGTAAATATGCCAGACGGGACAAGTAAACGTAATTTCATCAACCTTAAAATTAACAACTTCGCGGTTGAGGAATGTGGAGATCTACAAGATATAGCTAATTTCCGCAATGGCGTATCTCTTGAACCAAACTCAACCACTCCAGAAGAGGACACAAGTCTACCAGAAATACTGCGCGGCGATGCATAACATACAAGAAATACTTCAAAACCTTGGATACAAACTCAAAGACTGTGGCGCTTATTGGCAGACAAACGCTCTTTATAGAGGGGGAGACAATCCAACAGCACTGCAAATCTACAAAGATAGTGGAGTATGGAAGGACTTTGTTGAAGACACAATGTATTTACCCATCGATGCTCTAATAGAACAAACTATAGGCTGTAAAGATTCTGTTGAAGTTAAGAAGTATTTAACGAACGCGAGGAATTTAATCAATAAAACTCATCAACCCAAGAAACATCTTTTGAACGAAGAAAAAAGCTATTCAATCACTTGCTTGCAAAAACTTTTGCCGCAATATGATTTATACCAAAAAATAAATCCAAAGATATCAGAAAAAACTCTTAAAATATTTAAGAGTGGGCTGGCTACTTCTGGAAAAATGTATCGTCGGTTTGTATTCCCTATCGTTAGATCTGATGGAAGGGTTCATGGATTTTCTGGTCGAAAGGCTGTGGACTTTGATGCCCCAAAATGGATTCATATGGGTAAGAAAAACACTTGGTTTTATCCTTACCATCTTGATAAATCTGTCCCATCTGCTATAGAATCAAGTAAGTCAGTTCATATTGTAGAATCTATTGGCGATTGCCTTTCTTTATACCAAGAGGGTATTCACAACACCCTTGTTTCTTTCGGCGTTAGCCTATCTCCTAAATTTGTTTCTCGTCTATCAACACTTGGGTTAGAGAGGATTTACATTTCTTTTAACAACGACTTTGATAGCGAAAAGAATGCGGGATTTGAAGGTGCTATAAAATCTATTTTCAAACTTCTTGAGTCTGTAGATTTTGAAATGATTTTCTTTGTCCCCCCTCACGAAAATGATTTTGGAGAAATGAGTTCGGATGATATAAAATCATATAAGACTAGATGTGAATCTCATGACCACAAGTCCTCTTGTGAGGCTGTAATATCAATTGCTCAAAATATGCATAATGCGTATGCTGAAAAGCGGCAGGGCGGAAACAAAGCTTTTGCCAAGAGTTTGGCTAAGTTCAAAAAACTATATAAATTTCATTATGACTAAAGTTACAGTAGGTATCGCAGGGATCTCGTTTGCTCTGGAAAGCAACCCCGACTTAAAATACGAAAAGATAGAAGAAGGATCTCCAATGGAGCTAATTGCAGAGCCAACTAATAGTTTTGACAGCAAGGCTATACGTTTAGAATACAAGGGTCTAAAGTTAGGTTATGTTCCTAGAAAAAAAGAGGGGGTATCTTTTGTCATTCAGTCATGGTGTCATGAAAATTTTAGCTCTGTTACCGCTAAAGTAGAGCAAGTCTGGTATAAGAAAGATGGTGTCGTTGATTCAGAACATTCTGAAGGATCTGAGATAATCGGTGTTGATGTGTGTTTTAACATACCAAAAGAAGCCTATCCATCAACAGATGTAATTATTACAAAACATTCTTTTTCTGAGCCTAATGTGATTGTTGATTTTAATGATACTCAGCATATTTACAATATGCGCTGTGAAAACGGCGAGTATAAAGTGCTTCAGGGAGGAACTACATTCATCAAACGATTTTTTAAACCATTTGACGCAGAAAGAATATCTCGTCAATGCTCTCGGTATTGGGGGGTCCCTGCTGAAGAAATATCAGAAATGTGGAACTCTAACGGCATGCTCGCCGCTGGATTTGGAACAGTTGTTCACGCCGCTTTGGAACATTATATCAACTTTGAAAAATCTGGTAAAATCATAACCGATGCTCGTAAGAAATCAGGCAAGGGCAATAACGAAAACTATGCTATGCCCAAGCATCCTTTTTTAAAGCAAACAATTAAATCTTTGCGTAGGATTACAAACAAGCTCGACAAAGAACATAACGCGGAAGAAATTGTTGCGGAAGCACTTATCACAGACTCTGCTACGGGCTGGGGTGGTTTGGTAGACCGACTCTGTATCATAGACTCCAAGAAAAAAATAGCTAGAATTCAAGATTATAAAGTTAACATCAACGCTGAAGTTATTGAGTCTCATAGCAAGCCGCTACCTCCGTTTAATAATATGCCAGCCAACAAGCTGACTAAATATGCTCTTCAGATGAGTTTTTATGGGGGGCTTCTGCAAAAGCATGGTTGGACTATTGATGGGTTGGATGTTTTTATATTTGAAGATAAGTGGGTTCACCATGAACTTCCTATAGTGGATTTTTCGGTATTAAAAAATAAAAAAAAAGAACTAAAGCAGGGTGACTTGCTCTAGCCTTACATTTTTCTAATTTTATAATTAGTTTTCTTTCTTGACTTGTTTGTCATTATATCCTATATTCTCGTTATAGGATATTATTATGTTACCTTTATTTAAAACCCAGTTCAGCGTCGGCAAATCGATACTAACCATCGACCATATTCTTGAATTAGTTAAAGAAGCTAATCTTGATCAACTTTGTGTTGTTGAGGACAACTTTTATGGCTTCCGCGAACTCAATCAAAAATGCCTTGAAGAAGAAGTCAAACTTGTTTTCGGTATCAGACTGCCCGTTATTTCTGATTCTTTTGATGAAAACGAGCGTTTTAGTAAGCTGGTTTTTTTCGCTAAAAATAACCAAGGTTTACGAGACCTAAAAAACCTTTATACAAACACCTATACAAGTGAATCAAGTGTCTTGGCGTTTTCTGAAATAAAAGACAAACTACAGAACATTAGAGTCGGTGTCCCGTTTTACGATTCCTTCGTCTACAACAATGTTTTTCATTTTGGGATGAGTAACATCGACTTGGATGGCGTTGATCATTTTTATATGGTTGAGGATAACAACCACCCGTTCGATTTTCAAATTAATCGCACACTCGACAAATTAAAAATCAACAATAAAACTTTAGTCAAAACCATTTGCTACGAAAACAGAGAAGATTTCAAAGCGTTTCAAATGCTTCGCGCCGTTTGCTCCCGCTCTCAAGGCAAAAACCCAACCTTCGGCAACCCTAACCTAAACCATTTTTGCTCTCAAGAATTTTGTTGGCAAAGCTGGAAAGAACAATCCAATGCTTAAATACGACCAAAAATATATTGTCTTTGACACAGAAACAGAAGGTTTGAATCTTTGTTATTCTCGACCTTGGCAGATTTCATGGGTGGAGGCTCAAGGTAAAAAAATAATCTCTGAACACGATCTTTATGTTGATTATGACGACTTGAATCTTTCTCCAATGATCAAAAAGATGACAGGCTTCAGTGATGCAAAATACAACAGGGAGAAACAACCTTTGGCTGATGTATGGAAAGCCTTGAAGAAATATCTTTTAAACCCCGAATACATAGTGGTTGGTCAAAACCTGCTGGGTTTTGATGTTTATATGGTCGCGATTATGCAAAACATGTTGGGGGAGACTCCAGACTATAGCTACTTGGATCGTATTTACGACACACGCGCTTTGGGCAGGGCGTACCGAGAAGATATTCGTAAACCAAGCTCAGACTTCTTAGCGTGGCAATATAAGCTAATGCACCAGCGAGGAGCAAGGGGAAAGAGCGTTAGTCAGTTGCAGTTGTTGAAGCTGTTTGGCATTGACTTTAATGAAAAGTTGTTGCATAATTCTCTCTACGACACAAAGATGTGTTTCGAGGTGTTTTTAAAATTGAAGAAAGCATTAGAACTATAGTGCGCATTCAATGATCATTTGCCTTAGACAAACAAATATAGATAACCAATAAAAAATTCACCAAATAATGTTTAAAGACTTCACTGTTTATGATTGTGTAGAACCAGCGGGTGTTGAACTTCCTCAGACTCCCGTAGATGAATCCGTTCTTGAAAAATTAGATCTTAAAAAGGGCAGTTCGAATTACGAAATTGTTCGTAAGCTTTGTTATCAAGGCATGGTCGCAAAGGGTCTAGAAAAAGAGAAAAACTATATTGATCGTGTTAAGTTTGAATTAAACACCCTCAATACGCTTGGTTTCATTGATTATATTTTATTGAATTGGGATGTGATTAACTTCTGTCATGATAACGACATCCCTGTCGGTGGAGGTCGAGGAAGTGCGGCGGGTTCTCTTGTCTTGTTTCTTTTGGGTGTAACAGACATTGATCCAATTCCACATGGTTTATTTTTTGAGAGATTTGTTTCCAAGAGTCGAGCGCGTAAAGTTACAGACAAGAACGGCAAAGAGTTTCTTGTTGGTAGTGTTCTTCCAGATATCGATAATGATATTTCTTATGAGAAGCGAGGGAAGGTAATCGAATATATTGAAAAAACTCATGCTGGTCGCACCGCTAAAATTCTAACCTTCAATACCTTTAGTTCTAAGCTTTGTATTCGCGAGGCGACAAAATATTTTGATGAAGCTAAAGAAGACGAAGCTAAAAATGTTAGTGACTTAATACCTAAGTTGCACGGTCAAGTTTTATCCCTAAAGAACGCTAGGGAAGAAAGCGAGAAATTTGATGAGTGGTGTTCTTCTCATAGAACAACTATTGAAAATGCCATAGCTATAGAAAACCTAATAAAAAATACAGGTGTTCACCCATCTGGTATTGCAATTTGCAGTCAGAATATTGAAGATGTAGTTCCTCTACAGCTAACAAAAGATGGCGATTTAGTTACAGGCTACAATATGCATGACGTTGCTGATCTTATGGTTAAGTTTGATATACTTGGCTTGAGAACTCTAACAATTGCTCACAAAACATGTCAGAAGCTTGGTATAAAATTAGAAGATATTGACCCCAACGACTTTAATATTTACAGGGTTTTACAGGATTTTAATCACCCAGTAGGTCTTTTCCAGATTTCTGCTGATACCAACTTTCAAGTTTGCCAAGATGTTAAACCAATTGACCTGAATGAACTATCTGACGTTGTAGCTCTTGCTCGCCCGTCCAGTCTTCAATTTGTTGACGATTACATTAGGCAGAAAAGATCTCCCGAAGAGTTGGGTATTGACCCCGTCATGGATGAACTTCTTCGTGAAAGTAAAAATGTATTTTTATATCAAGAAACCTTGATGCAATGTATTTCTCAAGTTTTTGGTTTTTCTCTACAAGATGCTGATGATGTTCGCAGGATTGTTGGTAAGAAAATGGTTGAAAAAATGCAACCTTGGAAAGAAAAAATTTACAATGCCGCTCAAGAAAAGGGTATGGAAGAAAGAGTCGCTGATTTCTTCTGGTCAGCGTTGGAAGCCGCCGCGCACTATTCATTCAATAAATCTCACAGTTTCGCGTATGCGACCCTAGCGGCTAAGACTGTGTATCTTAAGTTCAACCACCCAAAAGAGTTCTTCTTGAGCGTCTTGGAATCAGCAGAGTTTGAACCCGATCCCCTGCAAACTATTTCTTCAGTGAATCAAGAATTACCAGATTTTGGCATCAAACTTCTACCTCCCGATCTTTTTAAGTCGGGTTTAAACTTCCAGATTGAGGGAGACGACATTCGATACGGCTTGAATAGTATTAAAGGTATTTCTCTGCGTTCTTTGAGGAGTCTTGTTTCATTTCGTGGCAATTCTTTTGACAACAAGTATCACGCATTTGTTGCGGCGAAAGAATGCGGGATCAACATTTCTGTTCTCGCCGCTCTGATTCAAGCTGGAACGATGGACAGTAATACCGACAATAGAATTCGCCTAGTTCTTGAGGCTCAATCATTCAACCTTCTAACAGACAGGGAAAAGAGGAATCTAGATAAGTTGGGAAATAAGTATAATTTTGATGTATTGGATTCGATTGCTGACATTGTTGACAAGCAAACCCTAGGCGATGATAATCGCCCGATTATGAAGCCAAGTCGATTTGAGACGTTCAAAAAGAAGTTTGATAACTATCGAAGCATTTATAACGAAAACAAAAAACATCACAAATTTACTTATTGGTGGTATGAAAATTCGCTTCTTGGTTACAGTTACTCTTTCGGTCTAACAGATTGCTTTAGTGACGAGTATGGTATGTTGACAAACCTAAAAGAATCTAATAGTTTATCTCAGGGTTCTAGTTTTAAATGTGTTTGTCAGGTGAAAGATTGCTTTACAAGAACTTCAAGGAATGGTAATAAGTATATGATGATTTTTGGTAGTGACAATACTAGTGATCATAAATTCTTATTAATGGATAATCGCAACTCTGAAAACCTAACAGAATTCATAGAAGACAATCAAGACAAGCCCTTAAAGAAGGAGGATATAATTGTTGTTTTTGGCAGAAGAAGTGATAGTAATACATCATTCGCTGAAAATATAAAAATAATAAATTCTTCCGTCCTCATGAAACTTGGAGACCTTAAAAAACATGGAACTTAAAAATTACTTACAACAGACACTCGGCATTTTCAACAAAAGCAAAGAAGCCGCCAAAAAACTTTCTTTCAAAAGCGTAGACATAGAGCTATTTTCCGCTATATTTTTCTCTAATTTCAATCTTGGTTGTGCAACGATTGTCGGAGACTCTGATCTCATGGAGCAATTGTCGAAGGCTTCATTTTTAAATCTTGAGCGCAAAAAACAATACAAGGATTACGATAAAGAGATTAAGTTCACTCCAAAACTAAAAAAGTTTTTGGCGCACTGTGAAGATATTTCTTTTAATATTTTCAACCTAGATTATGTCGCTCCAGAGGTTATCTTCCTTGGTTTTTTAGATTACAATTTTTCCACCCGCGCAATCAAAAGTTTCTTTTTTGAAGGTGGTTTGCACAACGATACTGCTGAAGATTTAATTTACAGGACAACAGCGTATTTGAAAGACGAAGATACAGAATTATTTTCACCAAAACCGTTCCTTGAGGATGCTCAAGTCCAAGAACAGCCCGAACAGCTTCAAGTTCTTGATATGTTTAACGACAATGATGTTTTATCGCAGTTTGCTGAGAATTTAAACATAAAGGCTGTAAGCGGTGATTTTGACGCTGTTATTGATTTCGACGGAAAGATAGAAGAACTTGCCACTATCCTGTGCAGGAAAAAGAAACCTAATGCTATTTTGGTCGGACCTGCTGGATGTGGAAAAACTAGCGTGGTCGAGGGGTTGGCATCTTCTATTGTCAACGGCAAAGCACCAGAGCTACTTTCTGACAAGGTTATTTATTCTTTGAGTCTTTCTAGTATGGTTGCTGGCACACAGTATCGTGGTCAGTTTGAGGAACGTCTAGAGAACTTTGTGAATGAAATGAAGAAGTATGACAACCTCATTCTGTTTATTGATGAAATACATACTCTTGTTGGTGCAGGGGGGTCTCAAGAAAACTCTCTTGAAGCTTCCAATATCCTTAAGCCAGAATTAGCTCGTGGAACTATTAGTTGCATTGGGGCTACCACAATTAATGAATATACTCAGACCATCAAGAAAGATAGTGCTTTGGATCGTAGATTTGAGCGCGTTACAATTAGAGAACCTTCTAAGTTTCAAATGAATAAAATCCTCCCATCTCTTGTTGAGTTTTATGAGGAATTTCATAATGTTAAATATTCAAAATCTTTTTTGGGCAACGTTATCGAATACTGCGAAAGATTTATGCCTAATAAATGTTATCCAGACAAAGCCGTGGATGTTATCGACCATTGCGGCGCTCAGGCTAAGGTTGAATTTTGGAGTATGGATGGTGATATCAAAACACTTAAGAACCAAATCATTCAAGAAGATGGTGACAGCACAGAAGATCTTTTTGCAGAGTTTGAGTCCAAGTTCTCTGATTGGGTGGCTGACAAACAAAAAGAACCCGCTCAAGTAACACTTAAACAATTAAAATCGTTTTTCGACAAGAAAGAAAACCCGCTAAACAAGAAGCATGTTATAGAATCTTTTTTCGATCACGCTCGATCTAATTTTGTGGGCAATAGAAAGCAAATCAAAAAACTAGAAAAGTCAATTAAGCTATCAAACTTGGGTTTTGAAAACTCTTCTGGAGGCATTCCAATTTTCTGCCTTAATGGGTTTAAACATAGCGGTAAGACAATGTTCACTAAACTGTTGCAAGAGTCTCTGGAAATGAGTGGCGCGACCGTGTTGTCTTATAATGGCGTTCATTTCTCAGATCATTATGCTAACTACAAGATAGTTCCACAAATCCATAACAACACATCGCTTTGTGAAAAGGTTTTGATTGAGCCAAACTGCATAATTATTATTGATGACTTCCATAAAATGAACGAGTCAACGCATTCATTGTTCACGGAGATATTTAAAGAAGGCAAAATATACATGAACTCTGGTGACGTGGCAGATTTCTCAAACTGTAAATTTTTTATAACAGGAGACACTCTGGAGGAAAAAAGCATGGGTTTCGCTGGAGGTCAGTCTCCACCCAAGTCTAAAATCCGCGTCCACTTGTCTAAATACTTCTCAAGCAATATTTTCCTTGAAGAACTTACAGAGCGCGACTTGCGTAGAGTCCTGTGGAGCAAATTAAAAAACATGAGAGACATTCTTTCAATGAATAACATCAAGCTGATATATGATTTTAAATTTATTAAAAACTTTGTTCAAGGTGTTGATTTCAAAAATAACGCTTTACAATCTCTTAACGATGAATTTGACAAAAAAATCAAACAGGCTGTGGCAAAAGAATCTCTCAGTGGAGAGAGCGAAATTCATCTAAAAAAACTATCAACAAAAAAGTTAAAATAAATCAAAACAATTGTTGACTTTTAATCCAAAAACAGCTATCATACAAGCATGAAGCAACTAAATAGAAAACAAAGATCGGCGTTAAATTCGATCCGAAAGTCAGGGGGTCGATTCTTCGGTCTATACACAACTCAAGGAGGTGTTATCAATGCTCAGTTTACCTCTGAGAGTCCTTTTTACATTGTTGTCCACGACCGCAATAGTGGACGCAGTCTCAAGCTAGCTAAGTCGAGCATTGAAAAAGTAACCCTTGGCTAAAACTTAATATAGTTGGGGGCTTACGCCCCCAACTTTAACTTGTTATGAGCGGCAAAAAAGCAAAAGAAATTCGCAGAGTTTTGCAGTATGATAAAAACAACTGTAACAGCATCCAGCGCAGAACCTACAATGTATTCAAAAAACATTATACATCCACACCATCCAATTACAAAGCAAGACTTATTGAAACATTGAAAAACAAATATTAAAATGAGTAAATCAAATTGGAAAGAAAGAGAATGTGGTAGCCTTTGGCGCAACGACGATGGAAACAAACAGTATTACTCTGGTTTTGTTGAAGTTGATGGAAAACGTCAAAGGATAGTAATTTTTAGAAATGGGTTCAAGACAGACAATTCTTCTAAAGAAGCTGACTTACGAATCTATATCAATAAAGAAGTGGATTCAAGTGCAAAACAAAAAATAAATTAATTATGAGTGATTCAAAAAATAGCAAAGATAGCGGCGAGGACAAAAAACTATTATCGGCACTTCATGCAAAAGTAATGGAGGACATCTCTTTTCAAGAAGCTGTCCACATCGTCTCAAGTGTAGTCATGGGAAAAATTGTTGATGAGGTGTCTGAGATGTCGGAAGATCAAAAGTCTGAAACTTATAAAGACCTTGGTTTAAATTAAGTGTAAGCATTTGTATATGGACGTTGATTTTTCGTTAGAAGCCAGAAAATTTCTAGAGGCACACCCCAAAGAAAAACTTGAGGGTCTAAGTCTTGATGAGCGCGTTTCTAAACTTTTAGAAGCTAAGGCTAGGTTACATAATGAACATTTTGATAAAAAAATAAGTTCAGAACAGTTGGAGACTGTCTTTAATAGAGGTCAAGCTGTTACAGATTGGGTGTATTGCGCAAGTAAAAGCAACATGCAGTGGTCATTCGCCCGTGTCAACAAATTCATATACATGCATCAAGATAAAAAAGTCGGCAAGTCTTACAGGTGCGCTGACAGGGATATAGCAGAGGGTGAGTTAGAATACGAAACTGAAATGGCGGGTCAAGGTTATCATGATTATACCGATTTAGATTTTGCTGTTGCTCGTTTGGATTTAAAAAATATTCAAGTATCTGAAGATGAGTCAAACCGTAAAATAAAAGGTTTGCTGGGAATGAATTTCGTCCAAGAAGATTAAGTTTGGATTTTTTATCTTTTAACCTCATAACGATTAGCTGAGACGCCCCACAATGAAACCAGATAACTTTATGAAAACAAATACAGAAACAAAAACCATAGAAAGTCCCAAAGTTTGAATTATGACCATTAACGAAATGATACAAGCTCTCCAAGAGGAGAGGCAAGAGCACGGTGGCGACATTGAATGCGTCATTGAGATTTACACCACGTTTGGAATCGAGGTCGAAGTTGTAGCAGTGGATGAGCTTTCGACTCAGAAGCGAACGATCAAATACAAGACAGCGAACCGCAGGAACGATTTTAAGCGGGACGAAAAATGCACGATGTTTTTGTGCGAACGCCGAGTAGGATTGAGAGCAACGCCTTGTTCGCAAAATTTGTTATGAGCTACGAAGATAAAATCAGAAAACGGAGTGCGCTGGATCGGGCTGATGCCGCTGGAGAGATTGCCGATTCCATGGGCGTGCGCGGAGAGATCATGCGCCGAATCCATGCAGGGGAAATCACACTTGAGGAAGGACAAGCCGAACTCAAGAACATCAAACGCAACGCGAAGAAAAAAGGTCAACTCACCCGCTCGCAGAAATGGAGCAGGTCTTGATTGCGAACGCAGAGTTCACCCGTGCCACGAAAACAGAACAATAACCAGAAACAGACATGAGCAAAGAAACAGATAAACAAACACAAAACGAAACCGCATCGGGTGAAACGCCTTGTTATGCTTATCCAAAAATAGGGGAGCAGTTGAGCAAGTATCAGCCGAACCTTGAATACAAGAGGGAGGATGGTCAATGGGTCAAAAGCGGCGTTATCACCGCAACCATGAGCATGAATTTTGTAGGATCTTATAGATACAAGGTTTTTGCATAACGAAGAAAGTTAAGCCGTGAATGAAATGAATTGGATTCAACGACTTGTTAGCCGACTACGCTTCCGCTTCGGGATTTATCTTCCGCATATCCACAAAGAAAAAGCAGGAGTAATCAGCGAGGGAGAATGCTGGGTCATTTCCCACGGGTGCTGGATGTATTGCTACGACACACTACCAAAAACAATCTGGCTTATGATCCGCGAATACCGATCAGACCGCCACCTAGTAGGCTAATAGGTTATGAGAGTTTTGGTAACAGGTAGCGAAGGTTTTATTGGTAAAAATTTATGTAAATTTTTAGCAAAACGCGGTATTGATGTAGAGGGTTGTGATTTAAAAAATGGTCGCAGTTTCAACCCAAACCTAAATGGTTTTGATGCGGTTATCCACTTAGCGGCAAACTCGTCAACCACCGAAACAAATATAGCTAAAATAATAAAAGAGAACTTTGAATTCTCTAAGGTTATATACAATCTTTGTTCTGCGAATAACATAAAATTTCAGTATTCTAGCAGTGCTAGTGTTTACGGGAACAGTAAGACCTTTCAAGAAGACCAGTTTTGTTCTCCGCTTAACCCTTACGGATTCAGCAAGTACATGTTTGATTGCTGGCTTTTAAATTCAATACACCCGTATCAGGGTCTACGTTATTTTAATGTTTATGGGAAACACGAAGAACACAAAGGCGATCAAGCTAGCCCAATCCACAAATTTTCACAGCAAGCTCAAAAAAACGGCAAAATAAAAGTTTTTAAAAACAGCGAAAAGATGAAAAGAGATTTTGTTTGTGTCGAAGATGTTTGTGAGGCTCATTACAGGCTACTGCATTCTGATGCTAGTGGGGTTTTCAATGTTGGCACAGGTTCAAATATATCTTTTCTTGATGTAGCTAATATTTTTTGCGATAAGTATGGGGCTACAATTGAAACAATTAAAATGCCTAAAAAGCTAAAACAACACTATCAATATGAAACAAAATCCGACAATACTAGACTAATAGATGCTATTGGAGATATTGAATGGAGGTCAGTAGAAGAGTATGTGAAAAAAATATGACATAATAGATACAATATAAGTGTAAAAATGTTCATAATGGACTTTAAACTTTTGTTACGAGAATTTCTTTGTGAGGGTGGGTGGCTTGTTCCCGTCGTTGGAGCTTTTGGTATGCTAGCCAGAATTATGATCGACCCTAACAAACATTCTCTTTTTTCTCTCTTTAGAAAAATCTTCAGCGCGGCTATATCCAGTGGTATTGCTTGGTTTATTCTGAACGGCGCTCCCTTCTCTGATTTCACAAAAGCTATATGTTATGGCGTTATTGGTGTTATTAGTCCAGAAATCATTCAGGGTCTAATAGCTCTTGCTAAAAAATTTGAAAAAAACCCTTCTAAGTTTATAAAAAAATGAGTTTATTTTCGTGGCTAAAAAATCTTTTCTCTAAAAAACAAAAAGAGGAGGTAAGAGATATATATAGCCTTTCCGAAAAATCACTAAAACTAATTCTTCAATACGAGGTGGGTAACAAAGGTTATTATAATCGTTTTTTAGACCATCCAACTTACCCAAAGGCTTCCAGCGGTGTCACAATTGGCATCGGTTATGATTTAGGTTATAATTCAGCCGAAACTGTCAAAAAAGACTGGAAGAACTTCCTTTCTAAAAAGGATTTAAAACGAATTACTTCTGTTGTTGGTTACAGGGGTGGTGTTGCCGAATCACACGCGAAACGTATATCGGATATAACGATACCTTGGGATTCTGCTGTTCAGGTTTTCCAAGAAACAACTGTTCCAAAATTTATAAATTACACACTCAAAGCCTTCCCACAATGCGAGAATCTTCATCCTGATGCTTTTGGTGCGCTTGTTTCTATTGTTTTTAATAGAGGTGCTTCCATGAAGGGTTCTAGACGCTCTGAGATGCGCAATATTCGCTCTCTTGTCCTACAGAAAGACTACAAGTCTATCGCTCGTGAAATACGCTCCATGAAGCGTATATGGCGAGGAAAAGGTTTGGATGGTTTACTCAAGCGCCGAGAAGCTGAAGCGATATTAGTTGAATCTTGTATTTGACATTTGCTTAAAATTGTTTTATTATAATTAACATGATACACGATTTTTTTAACCTGCATAAAATCACCAGAGATGATATTTTGCGCTATGTGTTGCGTAATACTAATTTTTGCCCTATCGAGCAACAAATCGACCCACTTTATTTTGAGGTTTTTGAGGAATGTATTTTAAATTCCCACACAAAAGAAATTATAGATCAAGATCAGGAGTTTATTTTCTTTCAAAAAGAGCTTTCTAAATTAAGAAGTTTAGCTCCTAATATGAAAAAGTCTGAAATTCTTTCCTTGTGTGAAGAGCTAGAAAGCTTCGCGCCGACAACAATTAAAGTTTAAACAATACTTTCTTTAAGTTGATTCTTAAAATTAGATTTTTTATCTATATTGATATATAATGGGTATGGCAAAAAAACCAATATTCAGCAAGGTTGAACAACATGACAAGGCATGGGGTCGTGAGCTTTGGATGGCTAACAATGAAAAGTATTGCGGCAAAATACTTGAGTTTAATCAAGGCTCTTCTTTTTCCATGCACTATCATATCAAAAAAGAGGAAACTTGGATGGTCGTTCAGGGAGTATTTGAAATGGAATATTTTGATCTTAAGTCGGCAGATATTTCAAAAACCATTTTAAATGTGGGTGACACAGTTCATTTAGAGCCTAGCATCCCTCATAAACTAACCTGTGTTGAATGTGAGAGCGGTAAAGGTATGATATTTGAGGTTAGCACACAGCATTTTAATGAAGATTCCTATCGAATCGGCAAGGGTGATTCTCAAAAATGAATATTTTAGTTATAGGAGAATCTTGTAAAGATGTTTTTGTTTATGGGTCTATTGATAGAATTTGCCCAGAAGCCCCCGTCCCTGTTTTTGTCCCCAATCGACAAACATCGCACCTAGGTATGGCTGGAAATGTCACACTTAACATTTGTGCTATCTCAGGACTCAGAAAAGATAGCGAGGTTGAATGCCATTTACATTCAAACCTAACCAAAGGTCATAAGACTCGGTTTGTTGACGAATCGTCGAATCAAATGCTTATGCGTATTGATACAGACTCTTACGATGAAAATCATGTGCGCAATAAATTTAAAAACATTAAAAGTATTGATTTTTCTATTTATGATGCTGTCGTTGTTTCTGATTACAATAAGGGTTTTTTGAGTTATGATGATATAAACTATATCGCTGACAAAACGCGGGAATCTAGCAACGCTAAATTATTTATAGATACAAAAAAACATCCTCGCAGTTCTTCTGATTTTTCTGGTTTCGATTTTATAAAAATTAATGAGAAGGAGTTTACTGAAAACGGTTTCAGTGAATTATATGAAGACTATGAATCTCAATTAATTATCACCAAAGGCTCTAAAGGATGTAGCTACAAAAACAAAGACTATCCATGTCAAGCTACTCAGGTTTTCGATGTTTCTGGCGCGGGGGACACTTTCTTGGCGGCTTTTGTTTATGAATACATGAAAACGTTAGATGTAGAAAAAGCTCTTGACTTTTCTCAAAAATGCTGTAGTATTGTTGTAGCCAAAAAAGGAGTATGCACAGTTTGAAACACAATAAAATACTAGCTTACGAAGATTTAACAAAAGAAGTTAAACAAATCCACGACATGAGAGGATTTGGGATCTGCCCTCCCCTCGCTTTAACAAACGGTTGTTTTGATTTGTTTCATGCTGGTCACGCCCGATTATTAAATTCGATCAAATCATCTATTATTGGCGGCAAATTGATTGTGGGTATCAATAGCGATGAAAGCGTCAAATGTCTCAAGGGTGACAGCCGCCCGATTATTCCCGCCGACCAAAGGGCTTACATCATAGCTAGCCTATCTTGCGTTGATTATGTGTTTATTTTTCCAGAAACAAACATTGAACGATACTTGAGGGAAATCAAGCCTGATATTTGGTTTAAGGGTGGGGACTATAATATAAACTCTCTAAACAAGGAGGAGGAGGAAGTGATCAGAAGTTGCCGTATTGATGTTCGCTTTGAATCATTCGTAGAAGGCATAAGTTCAACTAATATTATAAAAAAAATAAAATGAAAAGAGTTTGTGTAGATATCGACGGCACAATATGCAGTCTAACAGATGGTGACTATAATATGGCTAAACCGTATACCGACCGCATTCATTTTGTTAATGAACTGTATGACAAAGGAGTGGAAATAATCTACTGGACGGCGCGTGGAGGAGCTTCTGGTAAGGATTATACAGACCTAACAACACGCCAGCTTGAAGAGTGGGGAGCCAAATATACAAAGCTTCTTTTGGATAAAATGTCATTCGACGCTTTGATTGACGATAAAGCATTTAACTCTAACAAATTTTTCTCAGGAGAATATTCTTATGATTTCACATAAAGCAAAAAACATGTCGTCACCGCGACACATTCACAAATCACAACACCTAGGTCAAAGTGGCGAACGTCGTTTTTACGATAGCTGTAAAGTCTTGGGTAAAGACGTAAAGAAAACTTCCAAAGCTGATGATATGGGTCATGTTGATTTTGTTGTGGACTCGCAGACATACGATGTCAAAGGTCTCAAAGATAGCACTAAAGAAGGTTTTATTCTATTGGAGTTGAAAAACGTACAGGGGAAAAAGGGTTGGTGTAATGATGAAGAAAAACCTGATTGGATTGCTTTTGATTTTGGTGCGTTCTTTGCATGTTTTAAAAATTCTGACTTGTATAAAGCTAGTCAAAAATTATGCGACCTATCGGATGCAGTATCAAAAGCAAAGGATTGTCTATACAAGGGGTATACGAGAAGAGGTCGAGAAGATCTAATGACAATGATTACACTACAAGACGCGCTCAACAACTGCGAGCATATGTTTGTTCCTTACAGGGAGTATAGTGAACCTATGGATTTGTTGTAGGTTTTTGATTAGATTGGTTGGTGTAGATCAATTTTTACTTGATTTATTCGGCACGATCAAATCCTGCTTTTCTCACATACCCAATTGGTTCATCAACACTGTGATAAATGCCCAGTTGGTCGCCAACGACAACATCCCCACAACTCACATAAGGAAGATTTATTCTTTTCATTCTTGCTCCTAAGTGATATAATAGGGTTGGTAATCTGGCTTCACTAAGATAATCTATAGAAAATAAATCATCCCATTTACTATCGCATATCAAATCAAGAAACTCTCTCCTTATTACATGAAAACCAAAAGAAGATGCAATAGTTAGTCTTGCTGAAGAGGGGAGACCATTTTCCACCAAGGGTTTTTTATTTTTTTTATATTTCTCTTCTGATTTTAATTTGAATAAAAGTTCGTTTTTGCTGACTTTCCTTTTTTTTGAATTAGTATTTTTTTTAGGTTCTCGACGCAGATTTCTTGATGCATAGTCAAACCCCTCATCTAGTTTTGGCAATGTTGTTTCAATCAGAGTATCCCACTCAACCAAGTAAACCACGTCGCTCAAAACACTTTTTCTGTATTTTGACCACCATTCCCTAATAAACTGGTCGCTATTCCACCTTAAGTAAGACGGGCTTTTGCCCTTGTCCTCGCTTTCAGCAATATGAATGTCTATGTCAGGGTTATAATATTTTAAAGACTCAATATGAGGAGTTTTGAAATCTCCACCGTCCCCCCTATGCGTGAAAATAATTATTGATTTAGGTTTCGTCATACACTATATTTTCGCGCCTGTATCGGTATTCCATTCTCCGTCATAACCCCACCACTTTGTGACAGTCATTTCAAAATCTACTGCTGATATGTTTTGGGCTTCTGAAAGTCCAGAATAGTCACCGATGTAAAGAGGGCAAGAAACAGTTCTCCCTCCAGATAAATTAAACACTAAGTCTGCATTTAATTCTGTGGCTACATCGTATCCTAAATCATCCACAAGGTATGTAGATGAGGTAGATATATGCATATCTACGTCAAAAAAATTCAAATCATCGGCACTGCATGATGCCAAAAAATCAAGCCCTATATACATTTGGCTGTTTGGTGCAAATGGGTGGTTTTTATCGCCTTCGATATATGCGACTTGACCAGAAAAGAATAAATCAAGAAATGCAGGTCCAAAGGAATCTGATGCTGGCGGCGATCCAATTAAGTCCTCTTCTTTGCCATAGACTGTATAAATACTAGAACTAGGTTCAGAATCAGCTAACCATGATAACTGATGTCTGAATGCACATACTAATTCTGGATCGTAAAAGTTTATAACAGAAGTTTCTATCCACATCCCCTTCTCTGTATTTAAATCTCTGGCAACAGTATCTCCAAGACTGGCTGGAGAATCACTTGGGTCAACGGTGTATTCGGCGTCAAAATCAGCTACGTGATTAGTGTCAAATACTTGCACACCATATGTGTATGATGCATTAAATCCTCTATCCCAATGATGCTGTGGAGAAGAGTTGTCTTCATAATAAAGGTTTATGGAGGGGGATGTTGATGAATCTGCGGGATCTGTTGAGTTTATAATTATATTCACGCCCTTTTCAACCGCTCCAGATGGATCAGAGTCTGCGTATTCTGCATGAGCCTCTCCTGCTGTAAAATAAGCGTCTCTTGCTCTATACACAATTTCCATTAACTCATCTTGAGTAACAAGCATAGGGAAATCTGTTCCCTCCCCACACTCCACGCTTCCGTCAAGGGGGTCGCTCCCTCCTGTCAGCCACCCCTTTTTGAATCTTAGTCTAGGGTCAACAGCTGACACACCCCCATCAGTACCCTCTATGATACACCCTCTCCCTCTTCCCCTAAATGTAATCTTATCCCCCATTATAAGTCGTCAGCATGAGTCGGCGCAGATTCAAATACCTGAACCAAAGAACCATTCAAAAAACCATAAGTTATTCTTTGAGCGTCGTTTATTGCTTGTTTGTGAGAACTAGTTGTATCTTCAACCTTTCCTATCAAAAGCCTAATTTTGTTTTGTTCTGGGGGAGAACCTGTAACACCGACCTCATCAGTATCACCTATATCTACAGCGTCAAGACTCCATGATGTTATTGTGCCTGAAGAAACATTGGCTTGCAAAACAATATACTTGTCAGAAGTAATCGTGTTCCAAGCATCAAAACCGACCCCAGCAAGATTTACTTCATCCCCATTTGTGCCTTCTGTCAATGACGATAATTCGCTCAAAACCCGCCACTGGAAATTTGAGGCTTCGTCCGTTTGTGTTTCTATTTTAAAAGGGTGTTCAAAAGCATCAGTCTCTTCTGAGACGCTCCAATGAATATTCTCTCTCAGCTTGAACGACTTAACATTAAAGTCTTCTATCTCGCACACAAAAAAGTATTTATTGTCATCATCGTTGTCTGGAAGATCCCCTTCCATGAATGCGGCACTTGTTGGAGAACCATCCGTTAAAACCAATTGAACATAAAATTTCTTTGCATCATCCCCCAACTCAAACGATGAACTCATCCCAGAAATCTCTATCGGTGATGCAATTAAAGTGTCATCAGAGTGGTAATAAACATAAGCTTGGTTAAACTTAACTTGATACTTCGGCGCTTCTCCTTCAGGCACTTCTTTAATAGAAAAAGTAGGATAGAAAGGATGAACATATAAAATTGGTTTATATGTTTTTGATTCTGGTGTTTTCGAAGTGTCACTCATTCCCTAAAAAATATCTTTTAATTTCGCCGCCTCCGTCTATGTAATATAAATCTCCGAACTCTTTAAATTTTTCGCATGAAATTGTTTTTATTGTCTTTTCTGGGTCTTCTTGA